GCATGTGTGCAGAAGATGCGCAATGACGGGTTCTTTCCTGTCTATATCAGAGTGACGCACAACCGCACGACACAGTACATCAAGACGGACAAGATGGTGACTAAGCGAGAACTGTCAAGGAGTAAGGAAATCACCGACCCTGTAGTGATGCAGTTCTGCACTGCGCTCATTCTTGACTATAATGCGAAGTTGAACAAGACGGACACTCGCAACTGGACTGCACGAATGGTTGTGGACTACCTGCAAAAGGGTGAGGAAGACTTGTGCTTCTCTGACTATGCGCGACGGCACATTGACAGGCTCATCGACAACGGACAGGCGAGGAACGCTAAAAACTACGAGTTGGCACTCCAGCACATGGAGCGTTACTTCGGCACCACCAAAGTGAAGTTCTCGCAACTGACCTCTACGAACGTGGCGAAGTGGATAAAGAGTTTGGAACAGACGAACAGGGCAAAGGAAATGTACCCTGTGTGCATGAGGCAGGTGTTTCGCGCAGCCATCGAGGAACTGAACGACTATGACACCGGGCTAATCAGAGTGAAGACCAATCCGTGGGTAAAGGTGAAGATACCACATGCAGACCGTCCCGAGAAGCGAGCCATCAGTGCGGAGGAGTGCCGCAGGTTCTTTTCTTCTCCCCTGCCCGAAAGCAAGATGAAGTTGCCGTTGCCCGAACTTGGGCGAGACGTAGCCATGATGGTGTTGTGTCTTGGAGGCATCAACACGGTCGATTTATACAACCTGCGCAGGGAGGACTATCACGGTGGCATCATCCACTACAAGCGTGCGAAGACCATGCGCAGCCGTGCCGATGGAGCGTACTTTGAAATGCGTGTGCCGGAGATTATCAAGCCGTTGGTTGTGAAGTATGCTTCAGTACCAGGCAGTGAATGGCTGTTCAACTTCCATGACAGGCACACCACCAGCGACAGTTTCAGCGCGAACGTGAACATAGGCATCCGAAAGATTTGTGAGAGCATGGGCATTGCAAAGGAGAACTGGTATTGCGTCTATACTTTCCGTCACACATGGGGAACGGTGGCGCAGAACGATTGCGGCGCGTCCATATCTGAGGTTGCTTTCGGCATGAACCATAGTGCAGGACACCGCATCACTCGCGGATACATCAAACTGGACTTCACACCTGCATGGGAACTGAACGAGCGTGTTGTTGATTTTATCTTCTTCTCTGACCAAGCCAGCAAACAGGCTGCGCAGGAGGAGGAAAGCAGCGTGTTCCGTCTGTCACCGAAGATGCTCATCAAGGCAGCAGCTTTCTTTCAAGGCAAATGCTTGGCAAGTTTCGACGACATCGGCTGCTCCAACATCGACGAAGTGATTGCGCGACTGGTGAAAGGACTGCCATCGGACATTCCTCCTCGCTCAATAGTCCAATTCAAGATTGTCAACTGCGACAACGGCAAGGTTGCCGTCTATGAGCGGCAGAAAGGCAAAGGTTTCTAACCATGATACAGGCTTCTCCATAAAGGCGAAGCCTTTTTTGGGAAATCTTCTCACACGCGCGTGTGTACGTGCGCGACGACGACGAGAATAAGAAAATTTATTTTCTTTATATATTTCTTTTCTTTTACTTTTCTTTACTTTCCTTTACTTGTTATACAAAAAGTGTAAGTGAGTTATAAGTGAGTTATTAACTTGTTGATATTCAGAGCCAACGAAAAGCACAATAATTAGGTGTTTCCGTAGTTCTTTCGCCATGTTTCAGAATAATTGTGAGATTACAAATTTCAGTCAGTTATAACTCATGTCGTAACTAACACATTATTATATATAAGTGAGTTATAAGTTAGTTATAACTAAGTTATCTTTATAGCATAACAAAACCGCCGAGCGATTGCCCAGCGGTTTTATACTAAATACAGTAAACAGTAGTAAGGATTACTCCTCAGACGGCGAAGCAATGTCTTCGCCAGCGGCGAGGCGTGCAATGCGTTCAGAGAGCGTCCTGTTTTCATCGACGATTGTCATGTCAACGCTTGTTGACTGCATCTGAGGCGTGTGGAACTTCAATAGTTTTATTTCGGCATCGACACGGCTTTCCGGGTCAAGTGTCTTGCAGTCAATGTCAAACTGCGAGACCAGTTGCCCTGTTTTGTTTCCTTTATCGTCCTTTTCCTCGATGCTGGGTGTGAAGTATTGCACCGAGTGTTGTCGGAGAAACGTCTTCAATGGCTTGTCTTTGTTGGGTGTTCCTGCGGCACGACCGCCGAGCCGTCCTCGCCCATCTCCTGCTTTGCGTGGCATAGTAAATCAAAACTTAAAATGATGGTGCAAAGATAAGGTTGTAATTTCGCACACGACTTATAAGTTTTGTTTCACTAATTAAAAAGACATACAGTATGTTAGGCGGAATTATAGGAGGCGCAGCAGGTGCGCTTGGTGGCATCTTCGGAGGCATCAGCAAGAACAAGATGCTGAAGAAAATGCGTAACATGATTAACGAGCAGAAGCGCGAGAACCAAGACTGGTACGACCGCAGGTATAACGAGGACGCAACCCAGCGAGCCGACGCGCAAGCCATACTCACGCACACGGCTGAAATGATTAGGCAGCGCAATCAGGCATCGGCAGGAACGCAAGCCGTGATGGGCGGCACAGAGGAGAGTGCGGCAGCAGCGAAAGAGGCTAACGCAAAGGCATTGTCGGATGCTACCAGTCAGATTGCCGTTGCCGGCGCACAGCGCAAAGACCAGATAGAGGGTCAGTACCGCGAACGTCAGCACCAACTCGATGAACAACTGCGACAGCTTGAAGCCGGTAAGGTTGATGGCTTCGGCATGGTTAGTAACGCTATCGGTGGAGCCGCTAACGGTTTTGCCAGTGGCATGGGACTTGGATAATCACGTAAACACTATAACATCATGGCAACAAACCCATTTGGAACGACAATACCGCGAGGCGCAACGTCATTCTACGACTTTTCGCAGAATGATGATGGGCAACAGCCCGGAGCGACCCCTACACAGGACGATGGAGGAAACGGCACACCTGCCCCTCCATCGCTTGCCACTCCTACGCTGAATGGCAACGGCGGTTCTTCATCTTCATCAACAACCACTACCACGACGGTAACAAGCCCATACGCACAGTTCAAGGGTAACAATTACGCTGAACTGGAGGAGTTCTTGCGTGGTCAGATGGACGCAATCAAGCCCGAGACAAAGGAGGAGCGCGAAAAGCGAGAGAAGCGCGAGAAGCGCATTGGCTTCCTCGCAAGACTTGCAGAGGGCTTGGGTACATTTCACACGGCGTTTTCTCATGCGCGTGGCATCAAGGCTATGGATATGCCTAAGATGTCGGCAAAAGCCAAAGAACTGTTTGAGAAAGCCAAGGCACAGCGCGACAAGGACAATGACAGGCTGGTGAACTACGCTATCACCCTTGGAAACATCAAGGACAAAGACCGCGACTTTAATTTCCGTGTCACACAAGCAGAGCAACAGCAGAACAACTGGCAACAACAGTTTGACGCAGGTCGCAAAGACCGTGCCGACGATGTGGCTTTCCGCGACAAGAAGTTTGACTCTGACAACGACCACTGGCAGAAAGGTTTCGACGAGAACAAACGTCAGTTTGATGTCACCTCCAAGGAGCATGAACGCCACAACAGAGCATCCGAGGGACTTCAAGCTGCTGGTATTGCCGAAACGAGACGGCATAATAAGGCATCCGAGGGCTTGGAGCGTCAGCGTATCGCAGCATCGCAGGACGGCAAATACACAGAGTTCTATTCGGGCAATGGCATGGTTCGCATTCCTAACACCCGACTGAACCAGCACAATATCTCGTATGTGTTCAGCAAAACACCGTCCGCAGGTCGCCCGATGCCAACCACTACGTTTGAAGGTACGAAACCAGTTTCAGCCGACCAAATGATGGACTGGATAGGTTCAAACATCGACGACCCGAACGTGCAGAGTGCTTTGCGTGCCATCGGTGGCGTAACCACTACCGAAGACAACACACCTCCAAGCAGAAGAAACAATAAAAGTAATACCCCACCAAGCAGAAGATAATCGACTATGTGGAATGACGACGATAGAAAATGGCTCTATGAGCAAATGAGGAAGAACGGCGTAAACACAGGCAGTTACGACGACTTCACAAAGAGCCTTGACAATAAAGAAGACCGCGATTGGTACTACCAAAAGAGCCGCAGTTTAGGCTTGAATGTTGGTAGTGCTGACGATTTCGCAAGTATGATGGTTCAGCCAGTGCAGAAGCCAGCACCAGCGCAGCCGGTAGTCAAGCAGACTACAGGGCAAGTAAACCCGACTGTGAACACATCGACACAGCCCAAACAGGATGAACAGCCACAAAAGCAAGGTGGATGGCAACCGACTTGGCAGGAGAAGATGGGTATGCAGATGCAGTTGGACGAGACCATGCGCCAAGTGAAGCAGTCGCAGCAGGACTTCAATACACGCATGGAGAATATCCGCAAGGGCAACACTTTGGGCAAGACCAGCGAAGTGAAGTTCAACCCGGAAAGCGGAAAGATGGAGCGCAAGTATTACACAACACATGGCGATGAGGTAACAACACCGCTGGAGCAGTCGCGCCTCAATCTTAAATACCGTGACGAGTGGGAAGCCACCACCGAGGAGGGACGCAGACATCGCGAGAAGCGCATACAGAATGACTTTGAGCGTCGTGTGGGTGCATCAATCGACAAGTACGATCCCGACAATGCTGCTGCAATGGTATGGCAGCAAGCCGAGGACAAATCCAATGAGGAGTTTGGTAGATACTTGGACGAGCGTAGCAAACCGTCATTGAGTAATTTCATTCGCGGTGCAGCAGATAGAGGAAGATTTGGTGCTGATAATGTAGATACAGGCATTAAGGCATTTGCCACCCATTTGAAGTATCACGACCTGCAACGTATGGCTGATGATGCTTGGAACATGCTTGGCAAGGAAAAACAGCAGTCTATCATCGAAGATATGTACGGCGCACTGAAGAACCGTTACCCACAAGCCACAGAACAGCAGTTGCAGCAAGCAGCAACGGAAATGGCGCGTGAACAGAGCGACCGCCGTATGTATGAACTTGCAGTAGCCAAGAACGCCCCTAAAGATGCAGCAGAATACTTCATCCGCAAGGTTGCCGCAGGTAACGCAATGGGGACATTGATGCAAGCAGCGGCAAGAGCGCAAGCAGGTACAACAGGCGACTGGGAAGCACGCGAAGATGCAGAACAACGCTTTGAGAAGCAAGGACACAAGGTCGCAGGTATCGCAGGAACAGTTACAGGCTTTGCCTTAGACCCTCTCACTTGGGCATCTGCAGGTGCAGGTGGTGCAGCCGTTAAAGGCACAACTTGGCTCGGTGGCAAGATGATTGGCGAAGCTGCCATGCGTAAGTTTGGCACCACGCTCGGAGGTCGTATGCTTGGTGGAGCCATTGGTGGTGCTGTGAACTTCGGTACATACGAGGCAGGAAGCGAAGCACTCGACCAAATGAAGTGGGGAGGTTACATTGACGAGGAAACAGGTGAACGCAAGGACGGTTTCTCGTTTGGCAATGTGGCAGGGCGTGCAGGACACGGCTTGATGATGGGTGCAGTAACTGGTGTAATTGCTCCATACCTCGGCAATGTAAGCGACAAACTTGTCAGAGCCACCGAAAGCACCGTTGGCAAGATGGGCATCCGTGCCGGTGAACTTGGTGTAGGTACAGTGGCAGAGGGAACAATCTTTGCCGTGCCGGAGATTATCGACACCTACGGACAATATGGCGACCTTATCAACTCACTTTCTGATGAGAACAGCCCCAACTATATTGCAGACGAACAGGAACGTGCAGCCAAGATTGAGGAACTTCGCAATAGTCGTGGTGACGCGCTGATGGACGTTTGGACTGATAACATGGCAATGATTGCAGGTTTCAAGGCACAACATCTGTTGAAGTCTGCACCGCGTGTTATCTACGACCTTGCACGCTCCAAGAACGGCAAGGCTGGTTTTGAGACACGTTTACGTTCCATTCTTGACGGACGAGGTGACCTTGCACTTACTGAGGACGAGAAGAAAGAACTGGAACGCAGAGGGTACGGCGACTTGAAAGACCTCACGGAGGAATACAGCCGTTATGCCGAAGCCAAAGAAGAATATGACAAGGCTCGTCCTACCACCACCGATGCAAGCAGAATGATTGAGGGAGGCGACGGACAGGCTGAACTACCATATAACCGCTTTGTCGAGTTGATGACAGACAACAGCGTCAGCGAGGCGGCGCGTGCCAAGATGTATTACTACCTCACAGGGCATGGTCTGCCAATGTCAACCGTCATGGGTTCAACCATCCTTGAAGACAAGGACGCAGACGGCAACGTGACAGGTTACACCGTGCAGTCCTTTGGTGCAAATGGTGTGATTACCAGTCGCTCGTTTGGCGACAAGAAACGTGCAGACGTTGAAGCGAACCGCATCAACAGGCAAGCAGAGTTGAACGGCTTTGACGTGGGTGAGCGTTATTATGACTGGCAAGGCGACAACAAGCGTATGTATGAGGCTTGCGAGACTGTTGCAGAGGAAACAGGCGCACCTGCCAACCTTTTGTTTGACCTCATGAAGCGCAAGACCGAAGCAATGAATGAAGTTGAATTGGAGTGGGCAGAGAAAATCCTTAATGCCTACAACGGTCTTGGCGACAAATACGCTTCATCAGAAGTACGCGCAGCCATCAATGATGAATTTGGTATTGATGTTGACAAGGCTATCCGCAAGGAGCGCAACCGCCGAAGCGAGCAGGAGCAGAAAGCCGTTGACGAATATGCCAACCGCCTGTTTGCCGACGTGAAGCGCAAGCAGGATGAAGCCGCAGAACGTGGCGAAGCACCTGTTGACCCCGATGCACCAACAAGTAACAGTCAGATAGCCGCATTACTCGGCATTGACGATGGTGAGCAGGGCGACCCTGTCAGCGCAGCTTTCAATAGAGGACACGAAGCCGACGCGCAGGAGCGTCAGGACATCGCCATAGAACTTACCGACCCAAACAATGCGGAAGCACAGGAAGCATGGAACGGTGTAGTGCAGCGCATCAACGAGGATGCAGCCTACATGGTAGCCCAGCAGCGAGAGCAGACCAAGCAGATGCAGCATACTGACGGCTCTTTGCGCCCTGCCATCCTCAAAGAGAAAGACAGCGAGGGTAACGACCAACAAGTGTATATCGTTGACGGCAATGTGCAGATGATGCCCGACGGCTCAATGGTTGACAAGGCATCGAGTGACAACATTGTCGTAGTATATAACCCTGCCACTGGAGAACGCAAGCAGATAGACCCGTCCGCTGATACCGGCATATCTTCGCTTGGTGAGGTGACAACCGCAGAACAGCGTGAAGCCGACATCGAGCGCAGCCGACAGGAGTACGTTCAAGCACAGATTGACGAGGCACAAGGCACTGTTCGCTTTGTACCTGGTCAGCAGTTGGTATTGCCTACTGGTGAGGAAGCCGTTGTTGTCGCTACCGATGCAGACGGTGAGAACATCACCGTAGCACTTGGCGACGGCACACAAGCAACCGTCCAGCGTTCAGAGTTGCAGCGCATCAGAGACGAGAAAGCAGCAGCAGAGTATCGTCAGCGTCATGGTATCACCGAAGAACCTGCAACGCAGCAACCCGAAGCCTCAACACCAGCACAGCCACAGGCAGACGGACGTGTGGCAGGTGCTCCAGCCGACTATACAGCCGACATGGAGTTGACTATCCGCGACGAGGACGGCAGCGAGAAACCTGCAATGGTGATGGGACGTGTGCGCTATGAGAATGGTAGTTTTGTTCCCGATGCAAACGGAAACATCATCGAGTATTTCATGGACGGCGAGGTAAAGCACGACCATGAAGACAAACTCATTGATAAGGTTGTGAGCCATGTTGCACCACAGCAGCCCGAAGCTGCACCAGTACAAGAAGCCTCCGCTGAAACACCTGCAACGGTAGAGACTACTCCCCCACCTGTTGAGCAGCCAACGGAAGTTGCACCACAGCAAGTACAGGAGCCAGTGCAGACGGTAGAGCCTCAACCGGCACAACCAGCCGAAGCACCTGCACAACCAACTGAGCAGCCAACGGCAGAGCCTATGCCTGTTGGTGAGGATGGTGAAGAAGACTGGCAAGCCACCACACCCGAACGCGCCCATGCCTACATTTTCAACGAGGCAGGACTATCACGCAGTGAGGGTAACGAATTTATTGCAGCGCAGACACAGGCAGCGCAGAGCGCACTTGTCAAGGCGAAGTCGGCACAGATGCCAAGAGTTGGCACCAGCATCAAGAAGTACAACGATGCAAAGGCGAAACGTCAAGAGAAGATTGACGAGGCACAGCGCGTATTGGACTACTGGCAGCAAGTGCGCAACATTCAGAACGATATACAGCGTGTGGAGAATGAACGCAGAGCTGCAGAGGATGCCGTGCGTCATGATGAAGCCGTTGCAGAGGCACAAGCCGAATATGAGGCACGCAAGCAAGCCGAGGCAGAGCGTAAGGCAGTTGGCAACGAGAACCCGATGCCAGCCATTACCGAGAAGTGGAACAATGCCACAAAGGTTGACGGACACCGCGACGAAATCATGCTGCCCGACGGAACACCGTTGAAAGGTCATTATGTCCTGCATGAGAGTGGTGCATCATCCCCAAGCCACAACCCCGAAACATGGCAGAAGACTGACGGTTTCCCGATGGATGCCAACGACAACAGCGTGAACGACCGCGACTATGAGCGCGACCACGACGCGCAGGAGCATACACAGAGCATTGCGCGTCAATATGACCAGCGAGCATTGCAGAGTGTTCCTGTTGTCAGCAACGATGGTGTTGTATTGTCCGGCAACGGAAGAACGATGGCAGGTGAACTGGCAGCGCGTGACAATACCGATGGTGCATACGTGAACTATCTGAAAGAGTACGCGCCCAAATTTGGCTTCACTCCCGAACAGGTTGAAGCGATGCAGCATCCGCGTGTGTCATTCGTTCCCGATGAGGCAATGCCATACACGGCAGAGACCTTTGCGAAGTTCAACCAACAGGAAATGAAGTCGCAGAACAAGACCGAGCAAGCTGTGAAACTTGGCAAGACAGTGAACGACGATAGTTTCAAGGGTATTGTCAGAACTATCAACGGCTATGACACGTTGGGCGACTTCTACAATGATGCAGAAGCGAGCCTTGGCGCAGTCTATGACCTGCACAATGCAGGTGTTGTTCCACAGGCGCAGTTAGCAGAAATGGTTGACGGTGTTCGCGGACAGGAGAAACTGAGTGCCGTCGGTCGTGAGTTTTTGGAAAATATGCTCATCGGCAAAGCCTTTGAGGGCGACCCCGAAGTAGTGCGTATGCTCACGGCAGAGCCAGCCATGCGTCAGACCGTTATCACCGCACTTGGTGAGATTGTCGATAACATTGCCCTTGGTGGCGACTGGTCTTTGCAGGGAGAGTTGGCAGATGCCGTGAAGTTGTGTTTTGATGCACGACAAGGCGGTGCCAAGTACGGCGAGATAGTCAGCACATACGCACGTCAAGGTGTGTTGTTTGCTGACCCCGACGAGTTGCAGACCGTAGCAGACTTCAATAATGCTACCATGCTGATGCTTGCTGACGTGCTGAATGACAAGCGCGTTACCTTGCTGAAGACTACACTTCAATTATACAATAACAACGCAAGACAAAGCGCATCTGGACAAACTGACCTGTTTGCAGGTGGCATTCAGAGCCGCGAGGACATCTTGCGAGACGTAATCACATTTATAAACGAGAATTATGGCAAACGAAAAGAAATCGAAGCAGCCCGGGCAGAAGCCGTGGAGCGAAGAAAAGCAGAGAGCGTTCAACAAGATGGCACTCCTCCAGCAGTCAGCACAGATGGCGAAGCAACAGCAGAGCCAAGTGCCGAACCTGCACCAGTAGAGGCAGAACCTGTTGAGGCTACCGAACCAGTAGAAGCAGAGCCTAATGCCGTGCAAACAGCATTGGCAGCAGCCGAACAGGAAACCAATACCGAGCCTACCGAAGCACAGAAAGAGGCAGGTAACTACAAGAAAGGACACGTCAAGATTGATGGCTACGACGTTACCATCGAGAACCCGAAAGGCTCTGTACGTCGTGGTACAGATGCCAGCGGCAAGCAGTGGGAGCAGGAAATGCAGAACACCTACGGCTACATTCGCGGCACAGAGGGCGTTGATGGCGACCACATCGACGTGTTCTTCTCCGAAGACCCCTCGCAGGGTGATGTGTTTGTCGTTGACCAAGTGAACAAGGACGGCAGTTTTGACGAGCACAAGGTGATGTATGGTTTCCCCGACATCGAGAGCGCACGAAAGGCATACTTCTCCAACTATGAAGATGGTTGGCAGGGACTTGGTGCCATTACTCCTGTCAGCAAAGAGGAGTTCAAGAAGTGGATTGACAGCAGCCACCGCAAGACGAAGCCGTTTGCGGAGTACAGCAGCATGAAGCCTCTTGGCGACACCCAACTTGGCGAGCAGCCGACCGCAGGTTACTCCATCGAGCCTACCACCTACACCAACAAGAAAGGTAAGACCACACCGATGCACCTTGTTTCTTTCGGCAGAGAGTTGTCGAAAGATGAAATTCGTGCCGGCAAGGAACTCGCAAAGGAAAGCCGTGGTTGGTGGGATAGAGAGAAAGGCGGTTTTATGATGCGTGACGAGGACAGCGCGAAAGCACTTGCAGAGGCTTTGAGCAATGAGGAAGCCGTGCAGGACGCACAACCTTTGTCTGTAGAAGACGTGGCAACAGTCACCGACCATGCAGATATGAAAGCCGTTGATGAAACCATCAAGGTAGAGCAAGAGCCACAGACCACTCCACAGTATGACTATGATCGCGAGGATGATGTCTATGACAAGACACTGACAGGACTTCGCAACGTACTCAATGACCGCAAGCGTGGAGCAATCCCCAATATCAAGAGTATTGAAAATGTTATCCGCGACCTGCGCAAGCGTGCCAAAACCATTGAGGACGGCATGGCTACCGCAGCAGGTGAGACCATTCCACAGGCATTTGACGCACTTGCCAACCTCAACGGACGCAGAAAGGCATACGAGCAGTTCCTTGTTGACATCCGTAGGAAGATGGCAGAGACAGAGCGCGACGATGCTCTTGCCGCTCATGGCGTGAAATTGGGCGACAAGATTATGTATAAAGGCAAGGAAGTAACCATCCATGATGCAGATGCAAGACAAGTAACGCTTGATGTTGGCTTGGCACCAGTCATGTATGAGGTTACAGACTGGGAGAATGTGGAAGTACCCAAACGCGAACCTGCGACCCCACAGCCGAAGAAAGTCAATGTAGAGAGCCTTATGGGTGAACTCAATGAAAAGGGCGAAGCCAAGTTGAGCGACCACACTGAGGAACAGCAACAGGAGGAAAGCACCGAGCAGCCCAAGCAGGAGGAGAAGAAAGCCAAGAGCAAGTGGGTTGACGATGCAGATGCAGAACGCTTTGAGGAACTTCGTAGGCGTTTGCGCATGAAACTTGGTGGTCAGTTGAACATGGGTCTTGACCCCGAAGCGTTTGCCATCGGTGTTGAAATGAGTTATCTCATGCTAAAGCACGGCGCACGCAAGTTCGGAGAGTTTGCCAAGAACCTCATCGAAGCACTCGGTGAGGGCATACGTCCATACGTCAAGACACTTTACAACGGCGCACGCGACTTGCCCGAAATGGCAGACATAGAGAAAGACATGACCCCTTGGGATGAAGTCCGCAGCTTTGACGTGATGAACTTCGACAAAGAGGGTGCAAAGGATATTGTTGCCACCGCTGAACACATCGTGCGCGAACAAGCAGCCGAGCGTGAGGCAAAGGAGGCAACCGACAAACTAAAACAAGAACGCAATGAGCAAAGAAAAGAAACAGAGCAAGAAGTCGCAGCAAATACAGAGGCTCTTGCAAGCGAAGCAGCAACTGTTGCAAGCGAAGTCGAAAGTAAACTCCCGTCTGCAAGAAGTGAGCGAGAAGTAAACGACCTTGCAAAGAACATTGACGATGCTATCGACAAGGTGAACGACCAACTGGCATTGCTTGGTTACTATGAGGCAGAGCCAGTGGAGAGCGACTTCAACGAGGCATACGGCTACATGCGCAATGCTGAGAAGAAAGCCGTGAAGAATGTCACAGAGTTGTTTAAGACGCTGACAAAGGAACTCGGCATCAGCGACCCTGTTGTGTATGATACCAAGGGCAAGAAGCAAAAGAGCGTGACGGCAAACATCGCACCTGCAGGTGGTGATGTTACCATGCGCTTCATGTTGAACCGCGACAAGGGCGTGGAGTTGTATATCGACTTCATGCTGGAACCCGATTATGAAAACAATCGCGACAACCTTGTGCTGAAAGGTATCATGTTCCGTCCAGAGAAGAACCTCCCTAACGGTGGGCGTGACTACCTGCGTGCAAACAACTTTTTCCCTGTTGATGTTACCGTGCCACAAATGTTGCATGGTATCAGAAGTGTGTGTCAAGAATGGCTACCAGCAGAGGACTATGTAGCAATGGCGCAGCGTATAGCAGCGGAAAATGCAGGAAATCAGAAAGAAAAAACATCGAAAGGTAGTAAATCTAAGAAAAAATCAGTATCTTTGCATGAGCAAACCATACCCGACTTGTTCAGTGGTCTGTTTGGCGAAGACGAATTAAACAGCAAAGACAATGACACAGCAAGAACTGACAACACTAAAGGCATCAGCCGAGAAGATGGGTCGGTGGGCAGTGTACCTGCTGACCGAGACGGAGTATTGGACACCCGAAGCACTGGAGGAACTGAGCGAGGAGAAACTACAGGAGTTTCAGACGAGACAGGCGCAGTGGCTGATGGAACACGAACGGGAGTACCCGGACGGAGGAGCAGCGGAAGTGCTGAGGGAGGAGATAACTTGGCAAGTGAAGCAGGACAGCCGTTGTCTGAACGAGGACAGCGCGTTCGAGATAGAGCAGATGAGGATGGACGAAGTGCCATTGCCGGAACTGCTGACGAAAGCCAAGGAACTTCGCAGCCAACAGGAAGACGAGGAAATGTAAAGTCTTCCAAGCAACCCGAACCCAAATTCACACGTAACTACCTCTATCCCGAAGATGCTTCGGCGATAGATAACATGACACCTCAACAGCGTCTTTCGGCGAATGTTGAGGCTTTGGAGGTTGTGCGCACTTTGATGAAAGAGGGACGCGAGGCGACCGCCGAAGAAAGAGAAATCCTTGGCAAATATCGTGGCTGGGGAGGAGGTGAACTTGGTA